GGAGATCGCCGGCCACCGCCGACAGCATGACGGTCTTGCCGGCCGCGGTCGGGGCGATACCAAGCGTGTTGTTGCGGGTGCTGAGCGCAGACAGGCTGCGATCGACGAAGAGTATCTGGCGGGGACGAAGCATCATGGCTGCTGTCCTCACTTCGCCCAGGTGGGACGGACGCCGGCCACGGGCGCAGGCGCTGCCGGCTGCGGAGTCGCATAGGCCGGCTGCTGGGGCTGTGCCGGGGCGTAGGCGGGCTGCTGGGGCGAAGCCTGATATCCTTGCGGCGCAGCATAGGCGGGCGCCAGGGCCGCACCGTAGGCCGCACCGCCGCCCATGGCGGCTGCGTAGTCCTTGTGGTCACACGTCACGGCCTGACGGACGTCGTTCTTGTCCTCGCCGTTGCTGTCCTTGCCGATGTCGATGCGGGCCACGAACTCGAGCCCGTCGAGATCCGCGAAGCCGGAGATACGGCGGGCGTTCTGCGCCTCAGGCGAATTGTCCTTGTCGGAGAGGCCGCGCGCCGAGTTGAGGATGCCGCGCACGAGGCTCCGGCCCATGTTGGCCCAGCCGGGACCGGTGGCGCTGTAGAGGCCGATCATCGACCACACCTTGCGCTTGGCGTAGGGGCCTTCGAGGACGGTGTACTCGACATCGAGATAGACGGAGCCCGTGCTGCCGCGGCGGGCATAGCCGCCGGTCCAGCCCTGGGAGGGATCATCGAAGCCGCCGGGGCGGATAGTGAGGCGCACCTTGGCGATGGTGCCCTTGGGGATGAGGTTGGGGTTCTGCTTTGCGTCGTTGAAGTCGTTCCATGCGCTGGTCATGGGTGTTCTCCTGGATCAGATGTTGGATTTGGGCTGAGCGTTGGCAGCATCCGGAGCGGCGGGGCCCGGGCGGCTGAAGACGAGGCGTTCGAGGGGAGAGCGGCCGGGCTCGCCGATCTTGGCGATCAGGCGCCCGAGGTGGGCTTCCTCGACGAGGTCGAGGCGGCCGCTGCGATCCTTGGCGGGATAGCTCCACGGATTGAGCGTCTGGCAGACGAAGACCCGGTGAAGGACCTTCTGCTCACCGACCGTCTCCACGATCTCCGTCATCGTCAGCACTTCATCGACGATGCCGGGAAGCTCGAGGCCGGTCTTGGCGCCGTCGATCTGCGGCACGTAGAGCGGGCGATTGAAGTCATCGAGCTTCGTGTCGAGGATGCCGACGAAGAACACGTCCTTCGCCCGCGTATGCTGCAGATGCGTGATCCAGCCGAGCATCTCGCGGCCATGCAGGCCGTAAGCGCCGCGGACATCGGGCTTCCCCGTCTTCTCGGAGAAGGCTTCCGGCTGCTCCTTCGCCCACTGAAAACAAAGGCGACCGGCAACGGTGATCGAGTCGACGAAGATGGTGGCATATTTGCCGAGAGCACGCGGATCGCCGAACTTCGCGCAAGCTTCGCTGTAATGCTTGTTGCTGTACGGGCGCCCGTCGGGAATGGCAGGGTTGGGGCCGCCGATGAACACTGCGAAGTCGCGGCATTCCTCCCAGGTGCGCGGGCGGATCGTGTCGCCGCTCCAGCCCTCGATCGCGAGGTCGCCTGCCTCGAGATCGAAGAACAGCGTCGTTTCCGGCAGCAAGGTCCACAACAGGCTGGTTTTGCCGATGCCGCTCTTGCCGAAGATCGCGGCCTTGATGCCACGACGCTCGGCAAGACGCTGGTCGGCGAGAATGATGGGAAGCGACATCAGATGCCCTCCTTCCCGGCGGTCAGCTCGAACGTCTCCTTGCCGGCGCGAACGGTGCGCGACGACTCGAAGAGCGAGCGGATATGCTTCGGCCATGCGCCGTACTTGCGCTCCGGGACCTTGAGGCTGACCTCGACATAGTCACGGGGATCCTCGCCCTCGGCCTTGATGCGCTCGACGAGGTCCGACAGTGCGTGCTGGTCCCACTCGACGTTTTTCGGAAGATCGGCCACGACCGTGACGTCGCCGTCGGTGAAGCGCGCTACGCCGAAGTCCTTCCCGGTATCCGCACGCGCCGCCTTGGCACGGGTGGCGTATTTCTGGGTCAGAGCGCTGTCGAGCCAGGCGACGGTGAGCTTGGTCTTACGCAACGCCTCATCGGCATCCTTCTGCAGGCGGGCGAGTTCCGCCGCCGGCAGGGCGACGATTTCGGCGATCGGCAGACGCGCCAGCGCCTCGAGCGTGATCTGATTGAGGATGGTCATGCGGCTTCCCCGGCTTTGGGGCTGCGGCGCACACCCGGGGTTGCCTGGCGAATCTGCTCCGCCTCATAGGCCTCGATGTCTTCGACGCGGTACGCGACCCGGCCACCGATCTTGATGAATTGCGGGCCTTCGCCCGTGAATCGCCACCGCTCGAGCGTGCGGGGCGATATTCTCCACCGGGTGGCAAGCTCCACCTGGTTCAAATGCCTGAGTGACAAGGGCGCAACTCCGTTGATCTGCTTTCCGCTTTGTCCGATCACTCTGGAGCGACCAGATATGCGTGCATTTTCAAGGATTTATTGAACCGCGTATATTCTCAGGGGCCAGATTTCTTGTGACATCCGCACACAGAAAAACCCCGAAAATCGGGGTTTCCACCGCGTGTCCTGTGACATCTCCCGAGCAGATGTGTGACCAGGGACCGTCAGACCTGTGGCTTCACACCGGGGTCATTCCGGATGTCTCCGGCTGCGATTTCCCGACACTCAGGGTTCAGCCGATAGCCGGCACGTTCCTTTGTTTCGACAAGGGAATTGTGGTCCAAGGGAATACCGAGGCCAACAGCGAGAGGCTCAAGTTCCTTCCGGAAGCGCGTCAGCTGCTGCCGCATGCTCTGCTCGTCAATGCCCAGGCGGTTCGCTAATTGATCCGCGGAAACGAAAAGCACGTTTTGTCTGAGCTTCTTCGCGCTCCGGAACTCGCCAATAAGCGCGGATACCAAACGAAAACCGGCCCCCTTCAGCTGGTACCCCCCGTGAAACAATACACGGCCGCCGGCGTCATCGAGCGCAAAGTCGAGGACCGCAGGACTGAGACGGTCGATAGCAGCCTTCATCTCGGCGTCATAATTTGAGGGGGGCTCCACCACCACAACCCGACGGCTCGAACATGTTGCCAAAAGCGAGCCTGGCGGAGCTTCGCCTCGGGCGACCGCTTCGCTGTTTCTGGAAACCGCCGCTGCTATCACGATCTCAACCGATCTGGCCTGCCGCTGAAGCAGATCATAAAGGCGCCCACTCGCCTCTACTGCCGACAGGCCAGGAAAATGGTTCAAGGCAGATACCATCTCCGGTACCTCCGTGATAAATCCTTCCCTGGTCGTCGCCCGGATCTTCCTGAAGCGGGAAACATAACTCAGGGCCATCCGCAGGTCATCGCCTTCACTACGATCACCAAAAAACAGATCGCATCTGTAATTCGCTGCCGGATCGTGTTGCTCCATGCCTGCCGCAAGAACACCGAAGCGACGATCAATACACTGCGAGCAGAGACCACAATGCTTACTTGATCTTTCCATTGCACGAGGCCTAGTGCAACTGAAAGTCTGCGCAAGCATCTCATCTAGTCCCGCCTTACGGATCAGCTCGGTCACTTCACTTTTGGTCATCCACTGAAGTGGCGTTCTGATCTCAATCCTGCTCTCAAGGATCCAGGAGAAAAGATCCTCAAAACCACGCAAGACTCGAGGATGCGTGGTGCGCGTAGCACGACCACCGACGACATCACCGGCCAAGGGCGGATTGATGCTTACGACCCCGTTCTCATAGAACGTGAACGCGTTCTTGCCCGACAACCGAGCAACAACAACACCGAGGCAAGCAAACAGGAAGGAACGAGTACGCTGCGTGTACTCACGCGGGTTCTCGTTCTCATTGCTCACCCGGACAGGTATGTAGGACAGCCTCCGCTCATATCCCCTCCGCTTCAAACCATCAACGAGATCGTCCTGTACCTGACGGATCTTCGAGGAAGAGTAGTGTCCGACGAGCGTCAAGGACTTGCCGAGGGTCACGATATCGTTCACCGCCCCTGCAAAGGAGTCGACCCCGCCCGAAAACAGCGCCACCTCATCATTTTCTGTCGCCGACTCGATCAGATTTTCAAAATAGGGGCTGCTCGCGCGGGCCGATGCCTTTGCCTTACGGAACTCAAACTCATAGCTGTCGTCAGATAGAAATCCGAGGGTCCGACAAAGATACTCCTGAACTTCCCGACTCTGCCAGACTTCAATTCTACGCACAGGAATTCGAAAACGAAGGCTGCGGCGCCAGTTCTCACCGTAATTTGAAAGCTTCTCGGATCCGCGGCTTGCTCTCTGATCGGCGCAATACACATAAGAAGCGATCTCAAGCAAGTCTAACAGCAAGTCCGGTACGTTGATGAGCATGGCTCGACTGATGTTGTCGACGCGCAGTTTGACATTGGTCGACGGGCCATGAACATTCATGGTGATCGCATCCGGATCGGCAGAACGAGATACACCGCATTCAATCAAGAAACGCCTCAAGCCCCGCCTCTCCTATTCTCTAGTTCGATCCCGATCTTTTCGACCACGTAGGCCGAAAATCGCTTTATGTCATCTCTCAAGATCTCTCTGCCATCCTTGTAATAATTCTTACCCAACCAGTCCCTGGCAAAGGCACGCATGATAAGCGCGGACTCATCGCAGTGGCGTCTGATTGAAGCATTGAAAGTATCCATGTCTGCAATAGTCGCCGCGATTCTCCCCTCACCGACCATG